TAGTTTGCCTACTGTCAACTGCCTACTGTCAACTTGGAAAAGAAAATGGCTCTAAAGGATATTCGCGAACAAATCAAAGCAATACTCGCAGGCGTCTCCGGCATTGGCGTGGTGCATGAGTATGAGCGCTGGGCGGTGCATTGGGATAAGTTTCTGGATCTCTACCGGGATGGCAATGGTAGAATCCATGCATGGACGATTACGCGTGTGGCCACGCCGTCTAAACGAGACACCATGCCGACCCTGCAAAGGATGCATAAGTTTCGTATAAGGGGCATCTATGCCCTGGATGATGATGGCGGGAGTGAGCTGGTGTTTCAGGACCTGGTGGAGGATATCCAGGACGCCTTTGATGACGAGTATGACCTGGGCGGGCATGTGTTAAACAGCGGACCGGTGCAGGTGAAAATCGTCGAGACGTACAGGGTTGGCGGGGTGCTCTGTCATGTTGCAGAGCTGGAGCTGGAGGCGTGGGAGAGGAAAACGTATAGTTAGGGGTTGGCCGGTGAAAAATACGGGCCAACGGGTAAACCGGCCAACGGGCTAACCCAAAGAAAAAGGAGGGACATCATGGAAGCAGGCACAACATATCTCACAAAAGACGGGAAGGAAATTTCCAGAGAGGAATATTTGGCATTAAACAAGCAAGCTGGCCAACGGACAAACGGGCAAACGGGCAAACCGGAAAACCGGCCAACGGGCCAACGGGCCAACCGAAAGAAAAAGGAGGAATAAACCATGTCTATATTGATGCAGCGCTGCCCGGTGGCAGCAGAGGCGGAAGCGGCTGAGGGTACGGCTGAGACCATTGTAGATGCGGATGTGTTTTTAGCCTTTAATCCGCGATTTGAGCCGATCATCGAGGCCCATGAGCGGAACCCTGTGCGGGGATATTTGTCGCCGTATCCAAGCGTGTTCGGCAGGCGACAGGCCAGGATGATGTTTGATGCGGAGCTGGCCGGGGCAGGGGCCGGGGAGTCGATAGGGTCCAGCAATACTGGCTCAAACCAAGGCTTGGCAGATGCCCTGAAGTCATGCGGGGTGAGTGAGGCATTGGTTGCGAGTACAAGCGCCACGTATAAGCCTGTAAGCAGCAGTATAATCAGCACCACCTTGCAGATGTTTCTGGACGGAAAGATATACAAGATGTGGGGCGCCAGGGGTACAGCCCGGATTTTGCTGGAGGTGGGCAAGGGCGGCATTATCAGCTTTGAGTTTATTGGTGCAGACTGGAGTGAGGCAGATGGCGCTTTGCCGGCTGCGCCGGTGTATACGACCGTGCAACCGCCTACGTTCCAGGGTGCGTCTCTGACCATTGACAGCTATGCGGCTCTGGTGAGCAGGGTGGAGATTGATCTGGGGAATAGTCTGGCAGTAAGGGCCGATGCCAATGCAGCGTCCGGGAACAAGAGTGTGGTCATTACGGATCGCAAGCCAAAGATTTCCTTTGACCCGGAGAACGTGCTGGTGGCCACGGAAGATTTCCTGGGCAACTGGCGCAATGGCACGCAGATGGCTTTTACCACCACGCTGGGGGCGGCCGCGGGCAATACCATTGCGGTGACGGCGCCCAAGGTCCAATACCAGGAAGGCAGAATGGCGGACCGGGATGGGATTTCCATTTTTGAGCTGATGGGGCTTTTGTGCATCAACAGCGGTGATGATGAGTGGCAGATAGCGATTACGTAAAAGGGTTTTATTGGTTTTGGTTGGTCTAATTGGTTGAATTGGTTTTATTGGTTTTGATGGGTTGCGGCTGAAAGCCGCCTCAACTTAAACTAATTGAACCAATCAAAACATAACTGATTTGAGAGGTAATATGCAAAAGACGATTGAGATTGGCAAGCATAAGATCCAAATCCGGGCCATGACCTGGGGCGAAAAAAAGCAGCTAAAGACAGAGGGGTTTGACCTGATGCGGCCCAATCCAGAGCAGGACAATGATGAGTGGGTGGAAAAGGTCATCCGAATGGTTTGCGGCGATGATGCAAAGATTGACGATTTAACGATTAATGAGGTTTACAAGCTATTCCGGGAGATCCATAAATTTAGCTTGCTGGGAGCACAAGAGGAAAAAAACTAAGATTGGCGGCTGCCCTGGCCGCCAGTGAAAAGCTTTGGTTGTGCAGGGAGTGCAGGGAGACAAAGCTTGAAAAAGCACGGTTTTGCAAGGAAGATGCGCCATTCCCTATCTTTGAGATTTGTGGTGAGTCCTATTTTCGATGCCCAGTGCAGGACGTGACAGGGGCGAGTTTTGAGGCGTTGGCTATGTTTCAGATGTACCAGGACGGATTTTTGCCGGAGGAAGGGGGATTTTTGGATCAACCCTTTATTTTAATAGAGCAGGTCAAGGTGATTGGTGCGATTGTGCATGAAGTAAGAAAAGAACGGAGTAAAGCCCGTGGCAAATAAGGTTGAAATTATTATTGAGGCGAATGATACGTCGCAAAAGGCGTTTACCGGGCTGAACCAGCAGACAAAGAAGTTTGCAGGGGCGGCGGTGCGCGAGTTTGACAAGGTGCGCTCAAGGGTGTTCTCCCTGCAAGGGGCGGTGGTAGCCCTGGCAGGCGGTTATGGCTTGCAGCGGTTGGTAAAAGGGTTTTGGGAGACGGGTCTCCAGGTGGACAAAATGAACCGGTCCCTGGTGGCAGCCACGGGAAGCGTGCAAGATGCGGCGGCGGCCCAGAAGTTTTTACGCGAAGAATCTGAGCGGCTGGGGCTGGTGTTTGAAGAGCAGATTTCTGACTATCAGCGGATCGCGGCGGCGGCCAAAGGGACAGCCCTGGAAGGGGACTATCTCCGGGAGATTTACCTGGGTGTGGCAGAGGCGGCCACGGCGTTGCAGCTTTCTTCTCAGGACACGAGCGGGGCCTTAAACGCTATCAGCCAGATGATCAGCAAGGGCAATGTGCAGGCCGAGGAGCTGCGGGGCCAATTGGGTGAGCGGCTGCCAGGGGCCTTTCAGATTGCGGCCCAAGCAATGGGGGTGACCACGGCAGAGCTCTCTGACATGCTGGATAAGGGCGAGGTGGTGGCGGATGAATTTCTGCCTAGGTTTGCCAAGGCCTTGCGGAAACGCTTTGCCGATCAGGTGGCGAATGCAGCCAACAGCGCCCAGGCGAATGTCAACCGTCTAAAAAATACGTGGTTTGAGCTGCAAAAGACCGTGATGGAATCCGGCGCAATGGAGACCATTAACGAGCAGTTGATCGACATTAATGAGTCGGTCAAGACGTGGCTGTCGCAAAATGAAAAGATGATCAAGCTGAAAGTGCCGGAGTATTTGGAGGGTATTAAAATCTCTTTGCAGGGGATATGGAACTTAATCTCTCAAAATACGGATATCCTCACATATGGTATTGTGGGCTTGGCAATTGGTGGAAAAAAGGGCGCTGTTGTTTTGGGTGGCCTGGCCCATATGAAGACATGGGTAGAAAATTTTGGCAAGGCTTTAGGTTTTGCTTCTACGGGGCTTCTTGATTTCAAATTGGTGGCTGAAGCCAACTTTACAGAGCTGGCAGCGCTTGTCAAACGGGGCGAGATGATGACAAGTGGTGATTCAGAGCTTCGGCGCAAAGCCCTTGAAGAAGAAATTGGAATCCTGGAAAAGAGGATAAAGGAGGCGTCAGAGCCACTACCTGGGGCAATTTATAAGACGACACACCCCTACCTAGATGAATGGACAGAAAGACTTGAGTACTTAAAATCGCAACTATCTACGATAATTTTGCCAGAAGTTAAGGTGGTTGGTGAGCAAATACAGAAAAATCTGGGAGAAGCCGTGGACAATGCGGCTAAAAAAACAAAGGTATCCGCCGAAGACATCGAGAAGGCCTATCGGGAGATGTACCGGGGCCTTGGAGAAGATTCTGAGGAATATATTAAGTTTGAGTTGACCCTGTTGGAAAAGCAGCGGGACAAATATATTGAGCTGACTGGCGATAAGCTGCTGGCAGAAAAGTGGTTTGCGGCAGAAAAGAAAGAACTGTTGGAGGCGATCGCGAAGGCGGAGCGGGAGAATCTGCGCCAAAGAGCCAGGGCGAGTGACGACTTTTTTGCAGGGATGAAGGCGGCCCTGGATGAAATCCAGGAAGACATGATGACCTTGGGCGAGGCAGGCTACCAGGTAATGGAAAGCTTTGCAGATAACTCTCAGGCCGTGCTGAGTGATGTGCTCTTTGATGGCATCAAGGGTGACATGGACAGCTTTGAGGATTATTGGAAGCGGTTTTGCGATAGCATGCTGCGGACCTTGACCGACATTGTCGCACAGATGGTGCTGGAGTGGGTGCTGGGAATGGAGCAAATGCAGGCGGCATCTGCTGCAACGACTGCTCCAGGTATGCCTGGCGGTGGCTTACTGAATTTGCCGTTTGGCGCATCTAGTTTGGGTGCTATGGCCGGTGCAGCGGGCATTGGGTATTATAGCGGAGGGGCGATTGGTAATGCGTTTTTTAATGAGGATGAGGCAAAAAATATGGGTTATGGCGGGGCGATTGGATCTGGCATTGGCATGGCGATCGGAGGGCCGATAGGGGCGGTTGTTGGCGGCGGGACGGGAATAATTGTAGGTAGCGTTGTCGATGATGTAGAGGATTTCGTAGGAGATATTGCTGATGATGTAGGTGATTTTTTCGACGATATATTTCACAAGGGCGGTATGGTAAAGGCCCATCAAGGGCTATTTATCGGGCCGGGTTTGCGGTCGGACGAAAGGCCGATCATTGCACAGACTGGAGAAGGGATATTGTCCCGGGAGGGCATGGCAGCCCTTGGGGGAGAGGGTGCGCTGAACCGGCTGAATGCCGGAGAGGGTAGTGCGCCGGTGCATATTACGATTGCGCCTGGTGTGGTCGCCACGGATGATATGGAGAGCTGGATAATAAACTTGCTGGAGCGATTACAGGACCGCCGGGGATTGAACTTTGCCACGGTAGATATTGTGACACAGGGGATCAATCTGTGATGGTTTGGTTGGTTTAATTGGTTTGGTTGGTTCTATTGGTTAAGAAGGGATTGAGTTTTGGGAAGCACGGCATTTATCGCGGAGAATATACTGGACGCGGACCATTTCCTGAGCGCCACAGAGCAGGAAGGCGAGCGGGTGGGCCTGCCGGTACCGGATGCGAATAATACAGGCGATTTCCGGCCTTTGACGGACGGCACGATCGCGGATTTTAGTTACAGCGGCACGGCCACGAGTGATGGTGCTGCGGGCGGTACGACTGTCATTGATTCTGTGGTGGATATTTTTGGAGATGATTATTTTATTGGTGGGAAGGTGGCCATTACAGATTTTGTGCAAGACACGGGTGATTACACTGAGACCGATGTGGGGGCTAATCGGGTGGTCAAAACAACTGCTAATAAGCTGACAGTGACCAATCTGGATGACGATGAAGATGTATATGTCTATGACGACATGGGGGCTGGGCATTTTAGTGGTGACTTTGAGTTCCATGTAAAAATTAATTGTTCAGCAAATGCGGCTAATGGTGATCGATGTGGTGTGTGGGCTGTTTCTAACTCAGTGGGCACATTAAAGGACATCGATGACGCTGTCGGCGATTTTATTGCTGTTTACTGGCAAGAATTTACCGGTGCAGAATTGTTGTATCTGCGCGAGGTCGCGTCTGGCGTTGTAAGCGTACAAGATACTGGGGTGGTAAATCTGGCAACTGATTATTATCTCAAAATAGTAAGAGATGCATCTGTAGGCGATCACGGCATAGTATATTGTTACATCTATTCTGATGAAAGCATGGAAACCTTGGTTGACACATTGTCAATTACTTTAACAAAAACGGTAAGTTTTAGATATTTGTACTGGATGGTAGCTTATGACACTGGTGTGGCTGGTTGTGCATGGGATGGCACGATTGAGAATTTAGAGATTGTTACGTCGGAAACAAAAGACGTGACAGACTTTGCGCAGAGCACTGGCACGCTGACGACAGACGCCTTTACCTATCAGGTGAATACGGGCACAGCGTTCACGCTGACCGTGGAGGCGGCAAGCCGGGAGTATCTGGTGGAGCTGACCGCCAGTGGTGATGCGGGAGACGCTACATTTAAGTGGAGTCATGATGGAGGAACGACGTATTTGGGGCGGGATGATCCGAGCCAGGCAAATTGGTTGGGTGAGCAGGAAATTGTTGCATCTGTTGCTGATAATGAGATTGCAATGATCGAGACGGCCAATGGGAATCTGGTGGCTGCTTATTCGGACTCATCAGACGGGAACAAACTGAAGGTAAAAATATCATCAGATAGCGTTACCTGGGGGGCTGCCATCACGCTATCAACCGGCGCTGACGCGCCATATGATTTTATTCTTTTAGATTCGGACAGACTTTTAATAACTGGGGGTGCTCTTTTCTATTATTCCGATGATCATGGGGCCACATGGAGCTCATATGCTGGTAGTATGCTGGCGGTTGTACAATTAAGCAGCGGAGATCTTTATGGTGCATGGGGCGTTGGCACTATTTATGGGAAAAAGTCGACGGATGTGGGAAGAACATGGGGAAGTGCTGTTACAATAGCCAATGATGCAAACAATCAAAACAACCCAGCATTGATTGAAGCCGAAAATGGCGATTTAATATGTGCTTATCATACGGACGAAGATGCCGTTGGCGATTATGAAATAAAATGTAAGATTTCAAGCGATGGCGGGACTACGTTTGGAAGTGTTATCAATATTTTAAATTATACTGCTTATGATATTTATACGCCTCATTTATTAAAGGACATTAATGGGAGAATCTATTGCGTTGCGGTTGATTTTACGAATCAGAATAAAGTTGTTTTTTCTTATTCTGATGATCATGGCGTTACCTGGGCGGCTGAAGCAACACTAGTGAGTGATGGGGTGAATGGCACGCTTTATCCATTTGTGTGCCTTGCTGGGGGACATCAGATTATATGTGCATATGACGGGGTTACAACAAATAAAGTGATTTCAGTGAGGCGGGGCATCTGGGAAGCCTTTTCCGGGAATGATTGCCCGTGCGCCATTGAGGCAATACCGCAAAGGCTGATCTGCGGGGCGGAGATTATCTACCTGGGCGGGGCCGGGGATAGTGGTGATATTTGGAGTTTTGAGGCCGAGTATGATTATGCAATGGCAAACATCATCGAGCAGGGGCCTGTGAAAAGCTGGAGAAGCGAGCAGGATAACATTGCATGTAATATTGTGATCGACCTGGGCGCAAACCAGGCTTTTTATGCCGATGGTGTGGCTTTTTTTGGGTGCAAT